GCGGACTCGCGGACTCGCGGACTCGCGGACTGATAAGCTATGAGCTTACACCACAGGAATATAACGCGATTGAGCTATTAAATAGCAATAATCTTATGTGGGGCACTTATAACCTCAAAAAGTTATTTGGCCCCGCAATAAGAGGTAAGCGTCTGAAAAACGCAGATCGTATACCCGGCTCCTTGCCTTTTGTTACTGCGGGTGAAGGCAATGAAGGTATTTCTGCATTTATCAGTAATGATGTTGTTGTATTCCCTGAAAATACCATTACGATAGATATGTTTGGCTCCGCAAAATACAGAAATTATGAGTATGGTGCAGATGACCATGTGGCAGTTGTTCATACAGAATTCTTTGACAGAAATGCCGTTATTTTCATAACAGCATCAATTCATAAGTCTTCTTGTACCGGAAAGTTCAACTACGGGAGAAATTTCTATGCAAAAGATGCCGACGAGTTAATGGTATCTTTGCCGTCAAAAGATAATAACCCTGATTATTCTTTCATGGAGACGCTAATTCTAGCAGTACATAAACTGGTCATCAAAGATGTTGTCCAGTACACTGATAAAAAGCTGGTAGCGTACAGGCAGATTACATCTGAGAAGGTTGTTTAGTGCAAATCCCCACCTGACAGGGTGGGGAATGGTCAGGTTATCGTGCCCTGATGCAGAAAAACAGTTTACAATCGTAAAAATCATCATATCATGACAAAAGTGGTTACATTGCCACGCTGCTTAACCCGCCGATGCGCGGGTTTTTTGTATCCAGAATCCTGTAAGTTATACGGAAAGTACACAGAAAGGAAGGTGCGACCGCAATTAATAACAAAATCTTAAAAATCGCATATGGCACTATTAGTTTTCTAAATATTGTATATTTTAAGTATTGCAGGATAACCCTGTAACGAAGTTTGCGTAACAGCATTTTGCTCTACGAGTTTGCCAGCCTCCCCCAGTGGCTGGCTTTTTTATGTCCGTAGCGTCAAAGCAGCAATGGCGCTGGGGCGTCGTGCAACTGGCGTTGAGCTGGAGACTGAACGTTTTGAGCAGACGGTCAGGGAAGTTCAGGATTTAGCCAGTCAGAACGGATGATATTGCAGGATTAGTTACGTACCGTTATTATCCTGCGCCCGGCCCTTTAGCTCAGTGGTGAGAGCGAGCGACTCATAATCGCCAGGTCGCTGGTTCAAATCCAGCAAGGGCCACCATCACATACCGCCATTAGCTCATCGGGACAGAGCGCCAGCCTTCGAAGCTGGTTGCGCGGGGTTCGAGTCCTCGATGGCGGTCCATTATCTGTACACTGCGTTGTTAGCTCAGCCGGACAGAGCAATTGCCTTCTAAGCAATCGGTCACTGGTTCGAATCCAGTACAACGCGCCATACTTATTTTTTCTGGCTCGCTTTTGCGGGCCTTTTTTATATCTGCGCCGGGTCTGGTGCTGATTACTTCAGCCAAAAGGAATACCTGTATATGAAGTGTATATTGTTAAAATGGGTACTGTGCCTGTTACTGGGCTTTTCTTCGGTATCCTATTCCCGGGAATTTACGATAGACTTTTCGACCCAACAAAGTTATGTCTCTTCGTTAAATAGTATACGGACAGAAATATCGACCCCACTTGAACATATATCTCAGGGGACCACATCGGTGTCTGTTATTAACCACACCCCACCGGGCAGTTATTTTGCTGTGGATATACGAGGGCTTGATGTCTATCAGGCGCGTTTTGACCATCTTCGTCTGATTATTGAGCAAAATAATTTATATGTGGCCGGATTCGTTAATACGGCAACAAATACTTTCTACAGGTTTTCAGATTTTGCACATATATCAGTGCCCGGTGTGACAACTGTTTCCATGACAACGGACAGCAGTTATACCACTCTGCAGCGTGTCGCAGCGCTGGAACGTTCCGGAATGCAAATCAGTCGTCACTCACTGGTTTCATCATATCTGGCGTTAATGGAGTTTAGTGGAAATGCCATGACCAGAGATGCATCCAGAGCAGTTCTGCGTTTTGTCACTGTCACAGCAGAAGCCTTACGGTTCAGGCAAATACAGAGAGAATTTCGTCTGGCACTGTCTGAAACTGCTCCTGTTTATACGATGACACCGGAAGAAGTGGACCTCACACTGAACTGGGGGAGAATCAGCAATGTGCTTCCGGAGTTTCGGGGAGAGGGTGGTGTCAGAGTGGGGCGAATATCCTTTAATAATATATCAGCGATACTGGGCACAGTGGCGGTTATACTGAATTGCCATCATCAGGGGGCGCGTTCCGTTCGCGCCGTGAATGAAGAGATACAACCAGAATGTCAGATAACTGGCGACAGGCCAGTTATAAGGATAAACAATACGTTATGGGAAAGTAATACCGCAGCTGCTTTTCTGAATCGCAGGGCTCACTCTTTAAATACATCCGGAGAATAACAGGAGTTAAATATGAAGAAGATATTTGTAGCGGCTTTATTTGCTTTTGTTTCTGTTAATGCAATGGCAGCTGATTGTGCAAAAGGTAAAATTGAGTTCTCTAAGTATAATGAGAATGATACATTCACAGTAAAAGTGGCCGGGAAAGAGTACTGGACTAACCGCTGGAATCTGCAACCGCTACTGCAAAGCGCACAGTTAACAGGAATGACGGTAACAATCAAATCAAATACCTGTGCGTCAGGTTCAGGATTTGCTGAAGTGCAGTTTAATTAATATCAGAAGCATTGCTGGTTTCGTGGTGTGCAGCAATGTAGTTACAGTGTAATCAATGTCACAATTCAGTCAGTTGAAGGTTGTCTGCCCGACTGAGAATTTGTTAAAAAAATCCTGCATGGTGAATCCCCCTGAGCGGAGGGGCATATCAGCGTCACAGGTGTTTCTGTTTTACCTCTATCCTTTCTGTGCGGGTTCAGGTGCTGATACTGAACTCACCGGGAGGCACCCGGCACCATGCATGAACGGTACATAGCGCATACACCAGCCCCTCTCCGGAGGGGCTTTCTTGTGGGCAAAAAAAAGCCCGAGTGGGTTCGGGCAATAGCATGAGATATACATTTTTATAATCGAATGGATTTTAACCAGGATTCATAAGGCTGCGCAACTGCGCGGCCTTTTTCGTATTGCGGGCTGTAGTCTTCCTCCAGTCATTGTCCTGTAACTTCCGGACTTCAGCCCGCCCCTTATCTGACTCACAACATTATCCCGGCCGGGAGGATTCATGGCATTTAAACACTATGACGTGGTCAGGGCGGCGTCGCCGTCAGACCTTGCGGAACGAATAACTCAAAAACTGAAGGAAGGGTGGCAGCCTTATGGTAGTGCGCTGATTTCGACAGCTGGTTATGGTGCGGAGTTCATCCAGCCAGTTGTGAGTGAGGGGAGCATCTCATCACCAGAGGAGCCAGGCAACCGTCCGACGACCTCAGCGCCTTCTGTTGCGCCAGAATATTACTATGTGATCGCGCTTGCTGGTCAGTCCAATGGTATGTCATACGGTGAGGGACTGCCATTACCGGATACATTCGACAGCCCTGATCCACGTATTAAACAGTTAGCGCGTCGCAGTACGGTGACACCGGGAGGTGCTGCATGTATCTATAACGATATTATCCCGGCAGATCACTGTCTCCATGATGTGGAGGATATGACAGGGCTTAATCATCCCAAAGCGGATTTATCGAAAGGTCAGTACGGCTGTGTGGGACAGGGGCTGCATATCGCCAAAAAGCTTCTGCCATTTATACCGGCGAATGCGGGCATTCTTCTTGTTCCGTGCTGCCGTGGTGGTTCAGCTTTCACCACCGGAACCGATGGCACATACAGTGACACTACTGGCGCCTCAGAGAGTTCCACCCGCTGGGGGGTGGGCAGGCCGCTGTATAAGGACCTCATTGGTCGTACAAAAGCCGCGCTGGCGAAGAATCCGAAAAATGTGCTGCTTGCCGTGGTATGGATGCAAGGGGAATTTGATTTTAACGGAACGCCAGCGAATCATGCAGCCCGTTTTACAGAAGTGGTGGATCAATACCGTGCGGACCTTGCAGATATGGCGGGGCAGTGTGTGGGTGGCTCAGCTGACAGTGTTCCCTGGATTTGTGGAGACACAACATATTTCTGGAAGCAGAAGAACGAAACGGCGTACCAGACGGTGTATGGTAGTTACAAAAATAAAACGGAAAAGAATATCCATTTCGTGCCGTTCATGACCGATGAGAACGGGGTGAATGTGCCGACGAACAAACCGGAAGAAGACCCGGATATTCCGGATATCGGGTATTACGGTTCAAAATGGCGAACGGACAGAAGCACCTGGACATCTCAGGACAGGGCCAGTCATTTCAGTTCATGGGCTCGCCGTGGGATTATTTCCGACCGTCTGGCAACGGCGATTCTGAGCTGCGCGGGTAAGTCTTCTGCGTTTGTTAATGGTACTGCCGGGGTGGTTGTTCCAGACAGACCGGTTACCACCTCAGAGTCTGTAATTTTTTACGATGCCAAAAAAGCTTCAGACAATCAGCTGAAACCTTATGGCTGGGACGGTATGGATGGCAGACGCACACTGGTTGATGACAGCGGCAATAAAGCTCTGCGAATTGAGAAAAATAACAGCGCGAAATCCTGGTCAATGTACTGTGATATTGCTGCAGACAAGGCAAAACTTTTACTGGAAAAAGGCGGGGAAATTGCTGTCCGGTTTAAAATCCCCGAAAACGTCAATCTTGAGACAACCAGAAACAAGTATGCCTTTGGTTTGTACTGGCGAATAGCGGAATGGCCGGGTGAGGGTGGTGAAGGCTATCTGAGTTCTTTCTTTGTCCAGACAGATAAAGCCAGTATTGATGTTGCATACCATCATACAGTTAATCAACAAAAAGAACTTGGCACGTTTGGCGCATTCGACCATGACTGGCATACGCTTGCATTTAAATTTAAGGGCAGTAACAGCATTAATGTTACTCCGGTGCTTGATGGTGTGGATGGACAGGCGTTTGACCTGGTGAAATGGGCCAATACTGCTAATGGACTCAACAGGTTTGTCATTACGGATATTACAGGTAGTGCAGAAACCTACCCTGTACTTATTGATACGGTGGAAGTTAAAGCAAACAAAGCTGGAGCAGCCGCATAATTGCTAAAAAAAGCCGCCAGCGGCAGGAATGGAAGCTGGCGGAGGTAATCCCAATGGAGAATGTAAAGAAAAGATGCTTTCGTACATTGGTTTTTTAAATGAAAACAGTTCTCATTGTCAACCATAACGGTAAGAAATTATGATATTTATTCATCAGGTGATGCTGTACTTCTGTACGGCGGTCTGTGTGCTGTATCTTCTTTCGGGTGGGTACAGGGCTGTGCGCGATTTCTGGTGCAGGCAGATTGATAAAAGGGCCGCTGAGAAAATCAGCGCCAGTCAGTCAGCCGGAAGCAAACCCGAAGAGCCCGTTACTCCTTAACAACCCCTTTCAGCGAGAAAATCCCATGTCAGAAATCACATCCCTGGTCACTGCAGAGGCAGTGAAGGAAG